CATTAAAGTTAATTCCCACAAGTTTTCCTCCTTAGTTGCTACAGCACAGCAGGATTTTCTTTCTTTTCAATGTTGAATATATCCTGTACAAGTTTTCTTGGATCAAGTTCCACTCTTAATATTTTAACAGCTTTATGTATTGCTTCTTCTCCAAATTTTTCTACGACATCAGGAATCCATTTTCTATCAATTTCTTTTTCTTTTATAATGTATTCCTCTGCCTTATCCCAGAAATTATTTACAACAGCCTCAAATTTTTCAAATCCTGCTTTTCCTGCATTTACTATCTCACTTCTGTATATTGAAGTTTTTGCAAGTTCTCCTATTTTGTTGATAACATACATTTTTACCATTGCTTCTGTCATTTTACATCATCCTCTCTTTTATTTTATATTTTAAGCCATCTGACAGGCTCAAATTTGAATTTTATTCTGTCAAATGAGCTTTTCCGTGTAGGCTAAATATACAAGTTTTATTTTATTTCAAAGTGAGGTGTATCGTGCATTTTCCAGTTTCCACCCCACTCAACATTTACTCCTTTTTCTTTCGCTATCTTTAAGATATGCTCAGATATAATTTTCAATTTCTTATCGTCATATCCTTCATCTGCTGTAAACTTCCTGTAAACTCCATTTTCTATTGTCCCACAAGGGAAAATGTCGACAGCATGGCCAAAGCCGTCTAATTTAATTTGATGGTTAGATTTTGACTTGTAACCATCACAATTTGTAACTTTCGGACCAGGTTTAGTTCTGCCTTTTTGATACAAAGCAAATTGTTCCTCTGCTGTTCTAGCTCCGTCTGTAATTCTAAAATCAAATGGACTGTTTTTAATAGCTTCTTTCATGACCTCAACAAGTTTCGGATGTACTTTTAACATTTTATCTAAGCTTGTCTGGCTGAAAGAATAAACAGGTTTTATACCTTCATTTTCAGTTGTTTTCTCTTCTTTTATTTCTTCTACATTCAGTATTATGTTATCTTTTTCAAAATTCACCCCAATCACTTTGTATTTTTTGTTATCAAATTCAATTTCTGTACATATAAGTTTTTCTATATTCATTTATAACACTTCCTTTCCTAACAACTCCATAAATTTTAAATACTTGAATAATTTTGACGGACTAAATGCACTTGCTTTTAATGTCTTTAAATTGTAAGTCAAACTTTCGTCCAGTCCTTTATTTATTAAATGCAGGCACAATTCAGAGCAGAAGTATTTATCTTTATGTTCTATCCCCAGTTCTAGCAATTGACTAAATAATATTGCACTGTAATCATATCCTTTCCCTTTCAGTTTTTTAAACTCTCCAAGCACAATTGGTATTTCAATATGACTGTCTAATTCATATATATCCATATTATCCTTGTAGATAAAAGGTTTTAGCCTTACTCCACCAGGATTTGACAAATATACATAATCATTGTACACCAGCTCACAATGGCTATATTTTCCTAATGTCCGTAATGTTATTAATAATCCAACTATGCTTTTTGGCCTGTGAAAACTGATATATAACTTGTCTTTTTCAAGCATACTACCTCCTTTATTCGTGAGATTAATCGTGAGATTTTAACATGATTAATCTACATATTCTTGTAAGCTTTTTCATATCTGTCTTTAGCATCATACTCTTTAAGCTCTTTATCCGTTAAGTTTTCCAGATTATGCGATAATAATGTCTCTGTTGTCATAGCTTTTGTAGTATGCATTTGCATTATGTTCGCCATTTTCATCATGTCCTGTAATGTCAGATTGACATACTTTTCACTGCCGTCTTTCGTATAAAATTTCCAGTTTTCAAACTCAGTCTTTTTCATGGCCTGACACATGACAACAATTCTAGTCAAGTTAGACTGGTCTATACTCCTGTTGTTCTGCAGATATTTGACGCCACCTACTTCGAACTCAAACGGAGCTACGTCGTATTCTAGCCTTAACTCATAGAGTTCCTTTTTTATTTCTTCTATTTTCAGCTTTCTGTCAAACACTATTTTCCCATCTTTTATTGTTTCACACTCTTTCATCTTTACGATTTTCCCGCCTACAAAATAGTTGTCAGGGGCTATCTCTACTTCCTGATATTCTATTTCCTCAACCACATCTCCAGCCATTGTTGGGGCTATCATAGATACATCTATGTTTGTGCTTAATACTAAATGAGTGTCTTTGTTGTACATAACTTTAAGAGTATCTTTATTAAATTTTGTTAACTCTTCGTACCAGTCTTTATTATCTTTATCAAATATTGCGATATATTTCATGCCGTCTTCAAATTGTTTGATTTCAGTTCTGTCTACTATAAATTTCATTCTATCCTCCTAATTTTTACCCAAATGGAACGTTATACCAGTTTCCTCCATTTCCGCCGCCCCGTCTTATTTGGAACGCTCTCATTTGCACGTGATCAATAATATGGTCTGAGTTAAAATTGATTACTCCAGTAACTACATAGCCACCTCTTTCTGTTGCCTGATTTGCGTGAGCAACAATTGGAGCAATCCCACCAACCAGGCGTACATCACGTACAGCGTCATTGTTCAGAGTGTTCCAGACAGTATTCAAATTTAAATCAATCGAATCCATTCTCTGATCTCTTCCAGCCATATCGTAATTATCCATTATTTCACACCAATTTCCGCCATTCCTGTTTGGTACTTTAAAATATGCTTTACCTCCATTCGTATGAAATGACCCAACATATTCCCCTGCACTATTGTACATTTCAATTTCCATCCCTATGTACGAATGCCCATTATCACTTGTCCCTACCACTTTTAATCTTGAATCAGGGTATTTCCAAAAATTTGTTTTCAGCTGATATGGATCCAAATCAGGCTTTGGTGCTATCTCTTTAATCTTTGCATACGTTATTATTCCTGGCTCCGTTTCAGTTGCAAGGTCTGTGTATTTCACATAATCTTTATTAACTTCTGACTTAAAAGAATCGAACATCCCTACAGTCACAAGTGCCGCAGTATCGACAGATAACGAGACATTATCAGTATTACTCAAGTTGAATATAAGTTCCACTGTCACTGTACTCAAATTAATCCCGTTAGTAGCGGGCATGAAGTCAGCAGTACCCGCAACGGTAACCGCGAAAAGAACTTCTGTTCCTGCTGTATCCTTTGCATAGACTCCCAAAGTTTCCATACTGTATCCGTTCATAAGTCCCGAGTTGTTAAACGTGGCTGTCACTTTAATCTGTGACGTCCCTATTTTCTCAACTTTGCTGACATTCACTGTTTGTTTTACTCCGTCAATATTAATGAGTGTTTCAAGGTTTACTGTATCAGCCAGTTTATTGCTTGATGCAGATATCTTTGTAAATGTCAACTCCGTTATTCCTGAGATTTCTCTAGTTATCAAATCTTTTCCCTTGTCAGTTATTCCTGTCCTTTTTATACTTGCCATTTCTATCCTCCAATCTCAATTAATGTGTTTATATTTGTCATAGCTCCGACAGAAACATACAGCGTATTAACAACTTTCGGAGTAAGAATATTAATACTGTTAAACCCTAAATTTGCAGGCAATATTGTTTTGAGCATGTTGTTCAGTTCGTCATATTTTTTCGCATCATCAAACTTAGTAGTGATTCCAAGTTCATACACATTGAAATTAGGCCTCAGTTCATAATTTCCAATCCCGCATAACTGATCCATTCTGTTCACTAGTACACGCCAGGTATAAGGGATTTGGTCGTTCCAATAAGTTAAAACCCTGAAAATTCTGATTTCCAGTGTATCATTTTCATACCTGTGCAGTCCCAGCATTTCCTCAAATTTGCTTATTCCATCTTCATCGCAATACTGTATAAACTGATTATTAAACACCTTTCTAAGCAGCTCCCACAATAACCTCAACTCAGGTTCTTCTGATGCCATTATGCTCCTTATTTCCCTGTACTCCTGCATAAACTGAGGGAGGTACGACAGCAGGTTGACGTTAATATTTTCTAGAATCGTCATACTGTAATACCTCCCCATACAGGAATCTGATACTCGGTCAATTGTAAGTTGTTAGGACTCCCGTTAATTGTTGTGTTCTGAATGTCCAAAATCCCATTTATGTCTAGTATTTTTGCTTCTATACGTGACACCCTTACAACCAAATTATTACTCACTTTTTCATTTTTCAATGCCCATGTTTTTCTCAGTTCAAGCAAGTAGTTCTTTACCACTTCCTCGACCTTCAGTTTTACAAGTGGCCATGAAAAATTAGGCTCGAAAGTGATGTTTGTGCGTATGTTAATTGCAACATTGCTTGTACCCTGTACTGTAACAATATGGCCTATTGGGGCAACCCCGAGACCTCTTGCATCTTTTGTCGGATCCATTGTATCCTGTACTTTTTTAATCAGAGTAGGGCTTGCCTGGTTTAAATCACTGTCAAGTATGGTTAATAAAACTGTTCCGCCACCATTCCAAACCGGTGTCACCTTGACAGCTCCCACACCTTCAATTTCATGCACTTTAAGTTTATAATCAGAAATGTTTCCTCCATAAGCTTTCATGTTAAAACTGTCAAAGTACCGTTGCCGTAACTTTTCTGTCTCCTCTTCATCCTGTCCGGGAATTAAAAGTTCCGTTATTTCAGCCCTACCTAACCCGTTTATATAATCAATCGGGATTATATTTCCTGTTTTTCTTCCTCCGTCCCTTCCGGGAGTTTCACATTCAACCTGATACTCATACAGATTTGTACCAGTATTATGCTGTAAAAATTTTGTGACCGTGTAGTTCAGCTCGTCCAAATTAAATCTGCTACCCAGTGGTATTTCTATGTCAAAAATACCTTTCAGAATTGCCTTGCTTGCC